CTTGTGTAGTTTTATCTCCAATAGTTGTTTCTGTTCCAAAAAATACTAAGTGACGATCCGGAGTTGATACTAACATATCTCTTGAGGCTGTTGGTGCATTAGGAATAATTACGGCTCTTGTTGTTGTCGCGTTATTTAAATCAGAATCCCATTTAAAACATTCACCATTAAAAATTAAAGCAATTAATGTACTACCTAAATTGTCCAAGGCCCATAAACCGGGTTCAGCTACCGTATCCGTATCAGCTGATGATTGACCCCAACCAGAAAAATCACTGTAATTTGTAACGGTAGCTCCTGTGTTGTGAAGAGCATTTGCTGTTCCCCTAACGTTTCTAGTTATTCCTGTTAAAGTATTTGTTGCTGTATTTACTCCTGTGTAAGAAATTTCTTCTGTACCTACTTGTATAAAATTAGTTCCGGTTGTTGGAAAATTTAATACCGATGTTAAAATAATACTAGTTCCTGTTCCACCTGTCCCTGCTGAGTTAGCAGATAACGCTCCATTTAAAGTTGTTGTCTGAGGAGCTGTTGATGTTCCACCATATTGAGATATACCATAACCAAAAACACCAACCTGTTCTGCTGGACCTACGTGATAGTATTGAAAAAAAGTAATACCGCCTGATGTTGTTGCACCAGATCCCGTTTCATTAGAGGGCATTGTAATAGTAATAGTTGTTGCATTTGGTACACTGGTTACCATAAATTTTTTATCAGCAAAATCTGCTGCTCCAAAATTAGAATTAGTTATTGCACTAAATGTAGTTGCATCACCAAATAAAATAATATCTCCAGCCTCAAAACCATGGCTACCACTAAAAGAAATAGTAACTTCCGGTTGACCGTTAGTTGTGCTAAATGCACTTGTAATAGCTGTGCCTGATGGATTAACTAAAGGATGTATGTCGTAGAAAACTTCTCCTGAATATGCATATAAAATTCTATTAGTTCCAATAATAGCATATTTAATACCTTGTTTATTAACCATGTGATGTAAACCTCTAGCTGCACCAGTAAGTTTACTATCGCCTAATTGGTTCCAACCACCTATTTTTTCTGGAGTACCGTACCTAAAACGTACATTAGTACCGCCGGTCCATTGCGACTCGGCTCCGGTAGATGTAACTTGTTTATTAAATCCTGGTAAAAATCCTAGTTTCTGTAACATATAAATCCTTATAAAGGAGACAGTAGGTATGGTGGATTACTGTCTCCATTATAGGGATATATCATCGTTTAAACCAATTTGGAAGACCTAAATGTAAACGTCTATCAAACATATTATCTTTTGAGCCTGGAGTTTTTTTGTTATTATAATGAAGAAATGCTTGAATACATTCTTTACCTTTGAATTTATTTCGCCAATGCTCTAGCTCACAGCCAGAATAAACTAGCATATCTCCTGGTTTTAAATCTACTTTAATTCCTTTTTTATCTGTCTCTCCAGATGGCTCCAGGTATATTGGCCAATCATCACCACCAAGATTCATAGTCGTAGATATTTCACAACTAAATCTATCTTTGTGTCTTTTTAATTCGTCCCCTTTTTTATATATTCTTGCATAAGTGTAAGCTGGATTTAATTTTAATCCTGTAACTTTTTCCATTTCAGGTTGACATTTTAACATTAAAGTTTCCATAGCAATATTAGAATACTGACTATATGTATTTGGTATTTGTCCTTCACTAGGCTCATATGCTCCAATTATATTTTCAAAAGGTGAGATATATCTTTGTGCTCTACAAGTATCATAAACTTGTTTTTGCATTAAAAAATAATCTGCAATAAAGGTTGCTAAATCTTTTGATATAGCATGACGAATAACTGTATATTTATTTTTTTTAAAACTCATTATTTTTCTACGTCAATATTAATAATACATCTTAAATTATCTTTAGGTTGATATGCAGTGTGTAAAATACTACCATCAAAAACCAATAACCTACCTTGTTTAGGTTTTATTTTTTTATGTATTTTTTTATTTTTAAATAAAACGGTTTCACCATCAGAATCAATAAGATAATATAAATATACTGTATGTGGTATTTTAAGATCTACATGTGGAGTATCATATTTATTGTTGGGTTGTTTTAATGGTAATTGCATAATTGTTTTACAGGAGATAATTTGTTTTTTAATGTATTTAGAAAATTCAAAACAAATTAAATCAGCAGCACTACTATTTTTATTTCTTTCTTTTACAAAACAATGAGAAAAAGAAGGTCTGTTTTGCAAGCCATTTTCATGGGTAACGTCTTTATTAAAATACCAAGGAAAAAGAGGGTTATTTATTATGTTGTGAATTAACATTTTTTGTTTATTTTTTGTAATACAGTTATCTATAATTTTATACATCTTTAGCCATTTGTTTGGGTAATGCTTGGATATTCCAATGTATAAACCTAAATGGTTCAATACCATAATCTACTGAAAATTCATGTTCTAAATAACCTGGAAAAATAAGCAACGTTCCTGGTTGAGGTTTAAAATGAATTAGTTCATTGCCATTAAGAATTTCTTTTATTTGTGGTTTCATTTTTAATTTTGTAGATCGTGCCCCTGTTCTTGGTTCGTGAAATATTGGCCTAGATGTTTTTTCACTTGCTTTTAAAAAATAGAATCCGGATACATGTTGATTCCAATGAACGTGTGCTGAATGATGTCCACCCCCTTTTTTAGCAAACTCTTGTACCCACATCTCACTAAAAATAGTAACGTATTGTGACATGTCATAACCCTGGTGATCTAAATATTCCCAAGATTTATTTCCTATGTAATCTGTAAAATCTCTAAAATCATTATCAACTGTAAGTGGTGTTGAATGATAACTTCTTCCAAAGTCTCCAAATTGTTTTATATGTGCCCTAGCTTCTAAAGAATTTTTAGCAGCTTTAATATATTTGTTAGAAGCTTTAGTTAATGATTTTATAAACTCTGGTTTTTGTTCTGACCAAATAGGTGTTTTAAAATATTCGTTTATATACATATTATTTAAATGGATATCCTAGGTTCCACATTACCAATGAATATCTTGTTCCTTTCGTTACGGGTTTAACTCTATGCCATACAAATGATGGAAACACAATGATAGATCCTTTAGGAAGTATCTCTTTTGCTTGTTTTAAATGTTTAGCTTCGTCTCTCATATGCGGATCATAATTTCTAAAATCAAATTCTAGTTCCCCACCTTCATATTCTGAACCATCTGTTAATTGACAAGTCATAGATAGTTTTCTAATTTTACCATTGTCTGGACCTTCTTTTTCATATGGTTTATCCAAAGAATCACAATGCCAATCATAATATTGATTAAGTTTATATTTTGTAAATTGACAAGATTCACTTCTGTCCCATTCATAATTCCAACCTGCAGATATATTAGCTCGGTGAATATAAGGATGGAGTTCTTTATAAATCCAAGTATCATTTAACCAAACTAAATCAGAATTTCTTTTTCTTTTTAAATCTTTAATTTGATCTTTTGTTAGAAATTTATTATTATTATAGCCACTTGTTCTAGCCATAGTCTCCGACTTGGATAACCCATACTTTATAATGTCATCACAAATTCTTGGTGGTACTGCTGATTTAAAATACCAATAGTAATTAGATATATTCATAAGTTACAGTTTGTACAAAATTTAAATTATCTTTTTGATTATTAGTTAGGTAATACATATTAGTTGATGGAAACATTATAAACATATTATTTTTAAGTTCTATATCCCAACTTCTTCCTTTACGTCTGTTATCTTCATAGTGTATTCGAACATTACAGTCTTTAACTTTAACGCCGTAAAGCATAGTAAAGTCTGGAGAGTTACGTAGATCTACTGGATCAATATTTAATAAAGGAATTGTTGTTTCCGCAGGTTTATAGATATTTCCCCACGTTTCTTTGTTTATTAAATTAATTTTATATTTTAAATTAATATGTTCTTTCAAATAAGTATTTAACTTATCGTAAGTTCTTGAATATTGTAATTTTTTATTAATTAAACTAGAGTGTAAAATGTGATGAGCTAATTCAGTTCCATCTATTTCCCAATGTTTCGGCATTGAAACATCTCCAAAATAAATTGATTGTTCTGTTAATACTTTCTTTTGCATACCTACCACCATAGATAATAAATTTAAATTAGTTTGTCAAGTATTAAGAAATAACTACAACTGGAATAATTTCTATATCCCAAGATTGACCAGATTCATTCCAATTATAATAATATGAATTATTTGTATCTGCAGTTTGTTCATCAGTTAATGATGGTGGATCACCAATAGGTGATTTCCAAGAAGCTGATGCATTATGTTTTACCCAAGATGCATGAGGTTTTTTAGGCCAAAATATTTGATCATCTTCATCCCAAGTATAACCTATACCTGCTCCATTTCCTCTAAATGCTTTTGATTGATCTAAGGACTCAACTCTTTTATTTTCTGAATTTATAGTATAATGTTTTCCACCGACTGTATTGTAAGATGTTTGAATCCACATCTGTGCTGGCCAGTTGTTGTGAGTTTCTAAATATTGTTGTCCTATAGTTTCAATCTCAACACCATTGGAATCATGCATGTCTTTATTATCAAGAGTAAGCACTGTAAGTACCTCATTTGTTTCTGATATTTTTGCAAAATGTGCCATAATTTTTTTCCTTATATTTTAATCTGCTTGAAATCTATATCTTATTACTACTATACCTGACCCACCTGCACCACTTGGATCTGCTGGCAGTGATGTTGAACAACCTCCACCGCCGCCTGAACCAGTATTAGCTGTTCCAGCTTGCGCCGCTTGAGGGGTGCTTCCACCTGTACCACCACCTCCTATGCCTCCAGGTGCAGCAGCAACACAATCTCTAATACCTGATCCACCTCCACCGGCAAAATATCTAAAAGCATCTGTTGGTGCATTTGGAACTCCACTTGTTCCGAGAGCTGTTGGAATACCTGCACCAGCACCACCAGGTCCATTAGCACTTGGTGTTGCATTTGATCCAACAACAGTTGCTCCACCTCCACCTGCCGCTTGTCCATCTGGACTTGTACCTGGATTATTTCCACCATTAGTTCCTTGTGCAGGACTTACGGGAGGACTATTACCTGTTCCACCTGTTCTAGGTCCACCTCCACCTGAACCTCCACCTGAACCTCCATTTCGACCTGTACCTGGACCTCCACCTGCACCACCACCTCCACCACCAGCGGATGTAATGCTTGAAAAAGTTGAAACTGCACCATCATTTCCTAGAACATCACTTGGCTGAGCCGTTACTGCAGGTCCTCCTCCTCCAACTGCAATAGTAAAACTAGATGCTGTTAATGTTAAACCTGTTGGTGATTTTATTGGATTTGCAGGTGCACAGGCAGGTGTAGTAAATGTTGCTGATGAATATCTAAATCCACCTGCTCCACCTCCACCATTAGCATTTCCAGGATTTCTTACTCCTCCACTTCCTCCACCTGCTACGACTAAATAATCTGCTACATCATTAGCTGAATCCGATGCTAAAGAAGCTACAGTAAAAGTTCCTGGTCCTGTAAAAGTATGAATTTTAAAATTACCATCTTCAGTAACAGTTCCTCCACAAGCAACAATAAAAGCATCAGATGATCCTCCAGCACCAAATCCTAAGACTTGATAACCAAAAGATTTACCTTTTCTGGGTTGTATATTTTTTGTGTTCTTACCTGATGTAAGTTTATTTTTTAAATCTCTCATATTCTAATTCCTTATGCGTCGTTAGCTGCATCAGTAGTAAAGAATATTTTGATACCTAGAACTCTTGCGTCGGCACTAAATGTATCCCCACCTGCGTTTGCATCTCTAAATAATTGAAAGTAAGTTAGTTGATCTACTGCAGGAGATCCTGCAATTGTAACCGCACTACTTACAGCTGAAACTTGTTGATCTTCTATTGTTCCTATACCAGCGTCTGTAATATTTATTGCTGTTCCGTAAGCAATATCAATAGTATCACTGTCACCACAAGAAACTCCTTGTAAACCAAATATACAGTTACCTGTATTCGTAGAAGCCGGAGTCCAATATACTTGATAAGTAACTGTTCCCTCATTCCATGATTTAGGAAAAGCTACTGAAAATTGTGCAAACTCATCTGTACTTGCATCAAAATCTAATACTTTCATATCAGGTCTTGTTGCTGTTGTTTCAACTTGTTCTGCAGCTGCGCCGTTAGTTGTAGCTCCATACATTGCTGCTGCTGGAACCCACATAGTCTCTGTTCCTGCAATTTTAACTGCAGCTGTTGCACTTTTAAGTACACCTGTTCCTTTAGGGTTTAAATTTATATCAACATTAGTTTCACCTGTTGCTGAAAGAATAGGTCCATTGCCTGTTGAAGCATTAGCTAAAGTTAATTCATTAACCGCTGAACCTGTAGCTGTTAAAAGTAATAATTCGTTTCCGTTAGTATCTAAAATTGAAGTTCCAATTTTAGGTGCTGTTAAAGTTTTGTTTGTTAAAGTTTGTGTTCCTGTAAGAGTTACATCTCCAGTTGCTCCTACAGTTGCTTCAAAAACTCCAGTGTTTGTTGCAACACCATCAAGATAAATAAGTTTATATCCTTTGTCAGTTGCTGAAAAAGTAACTGTTGCTCCTGAACCAGATACAGCTTTTATTTGAACTGTAGAAGCACCTGTTGTGCCATTTTTAATAATGTAAAAATTTTCTGTAAGTAAAGGAAAAGTTACAATTCTTGCTCCAGATATTGATCCTGTAAGTTCTATAACTCTGTGTTGAGCAGTACCTGTTAAAGCACCATCGGCTATTGTTAAAGCTGTTGGTGTTCCTGAATCAGTTACAGCTTGAGAATTAACACCACCAGTTAATTGTTCAACAAGACTTAAATTTGCGTTTGTTTTTGTTCCCCAAGTACCAGCGTTTTCGCCGGTTGCCATTAGCTCTAAGCCAAGGTCTGTGAATGTTGATGCCATAATTTTGTACTCCTGATTGTTGTTATTTATATTGTTTATTTATTACTAAGTCAAACATTAGTTTGCTACTTTTCTTGTGTAACCGGTACTATCTTTAGGTACTTTCCTTGAGTAACCCGTGCTATCCTTAGGTACTAATCTATTAAAGTATTGAAGATTAATAGCATCATTTAAAGTAGTTGTAGCTGTTAATCCTAAACCATCTAAACTAGCAATTGATAGTTGTGTTGTAGTTAAAGTCCCTATTGCACTTGTAGATGATAAACCTGTTAACAATGCAGGAGTTATATTATCTACTGTTAAAGAACCTAAAGAACTTGTAGTTGATTGACCAGTTAAATCTATAACAGGGTTAGATGAAATTGTAATATTACCGATACCTGTTTGAGCTGACAAACCTGTTATACCGATAACATCTGCAGGAGTTATACTTCCTAAAGCTGTTTCAGCTTCTAATCCTGTTAGACCTACTGAATGATCATCAACCGATAATAAACCCAGACTTGATTGTAAACTTAAACCTGTTAGTTCGGTTGAAAAATCAGATTTAGCAGTTGCTGTTCCTAAAGTTGTTTGTGCAGATAAACCAGTTAAACCCATTACATCCGCAACAGGTAATTCATATATTCCACCCCAACCTTCGTTATCAGAACCAAATACTTGATTACCCCAACCCATACTAGGAAGTGAAGAAGTTGCTATTAATCCTAATCCTGCAAGAGAAACAGTAATTTCATTTTCTCCCCAATCGTTGTCTCCCCATGCATCTCTACCCCAACCATCAGTTGCTTGTGCATAAGTAAATTCACCAACTGTAGTTGTAGCTGTTAGACCTGTAAGAGGAACTGTTGTAACATTTTGTCCCCAATCATTATCACCCCATGCATCACTACCCCAACCATTATCGGCTGCTGCGTAAGATAATTCTCCTAGTGTAGTTGTAGTTGATAAACCTGTTAAAGAAATTATTACTTGAGTTTGAAGTCCGTAACTGTTTTGACCCCAGGTGGTTCCGGATTGGTTCCAAGTGTTAGCCATAAGGAGTTACTCCCTATGCTATCTGAACGATTGCGTTACTTGCAGTTTGTGCTGGGAATTGAACTGTAAAAGTTCCACTAGTCACAGTTTTGTCTGCACCAAAATTAATTGAGAAAACAGATCTGTTTGTTGTAAAACCAGTTACTGCTGTTGAATTATAAAGTAAACAACCTCTTGCTGTAAATGTAGCTGATGTAAAACTAACATCATTAAATTTAACACATGCCGTGTCTCCAGATAAAACTGGATCTGCACTTGCTGTTAATGCTGCTCCGCCTGCAGTGTAACCACTGTTTGATGCGCCGCCATCAGTTGTACTTTGACTGACTTCAAGTGTGTTAGTTGGAACTG